AATTCGTACAAACTTTATGTATGCAAATCGTATAAACGTATCCGTGGATAATAATAAAGTGACGGTTACTGATAACGGTCGTGGTATACCACAAGAAAAAGTATTTGACGAAACAACTCAAACAAACATTAACCGTGCAACGGCTGCTTGGACAAGAGTTAACGCAGGTACAAGCTTTGATGATGAACGTGTTACGATTGGTACTAACGGCGTAGGTTCAGCCGCAACAAACTTCTTGTCTTCAAAATTTACAGGACGTTCGTGGAGCAACGGCGATCAAATTACTGTCACTTGTAAAAACGGCGCAGAAGAAATTAAAGAAGCTTATAGTAAAAAAGAAGGCAACGGTACAGAGGTTTGGTTTATTCCTGACTTTAGTTTATTTGAAGTTGACAGTCTTGATGATCTTGACACTGTTGCTTTACTTGAAGATCGTCTTATTAGTTTACAAATGGCATTTCCTGAAATTGCGTTTTCATTTAATAAGCGTCGTATCAAAGTAAACAATCTGAAAAAATATTCAGAATTATTTGGTGAAGAAGCAATCATTGAAAAAACACATAATCTTTCTTTTTTGATTACATCTTCTGAAGACGGTTTCCGTACGAATTCGTTTATAAATGGTGTAAATACACGTCAAGGCGGATCGTATGTTGATTTTATTATAAATGGTATTGTTGACGAACTTACAGTTATGATTAAGCGTAAATACAAAATTGAAGTGGTTCGTTCAACGATTAAGAATGGTCTTACTTTTGTGATGTTTGCACGTAATTTTACAAATCCTAAATTTGATTCGCAAACAAAAGAACGTTTAACAAATCCTATGAGTAATGTTAAAGAACACGTAATCGCATCTGAAATTCGTGAAGTAGACTATTTTGCTCGTAAAATTCTTAATACTCCATCTATCATTGATCCTATAATTGAAGCTCAACTTGCAAAGAAAATTGCTGCGGATAAACGTGCCGCTACACTTGCACAGAAAAAACTTCGTAAAGTAAAAGTAGCAAAACATATTGCAGCTAATACACAAGATGCAACATTAAAGATTGTTGAGGGCGACTCGGCAATGGGCTTCCTTCTCAAAGTACGTGATCCAAATAAGGTAGGTGCTTATCCTCTTCGTGGTGTGATTATGAATACTTGGGATATGAAACCTGCCGATGTTCTTAAAAACAAAGAACTATCAGAATTAATTTCAGTTCTTGGTCTTGATATTACAAATCCAAATTCAGTTGACGATATGACATATGAAAACATTGCTACTTTAACTGATGCTGACCATGATGGTATTGGACATATTAGTCCATTGTTAATTGCTTTCTTTTATAAGTTTTGGCCTCGACTTTTAAACGAAAAACGAGTTAAGATCACTCGTACTCCAATTATGATTTCAACTAAAGGTAAAGATGTTAAATGGTTCTATACATATAAGGAAGCATCTGAATTTAAATCAGCTCAAGATGGTTGGAAACATCGATATATTAAAGGTCTTGGTTCTTTACAAGAAGACGAATATCATACTATTATTAACGAGCCACAATATGATACTGTAACTGTTGACGATGCAGGTATTTTCCAAATGATGTTTGGGCGTGATAGTCAACTTCGTAAGGATTATATGTTTGCATGATTACTTGGTATGATATATTTGCTTCAATTATATTTGCTTATTTTATTTTAAATTTATTTTTTATTCCATATATTGGACTAATCCTATCGTATTTTATTTATGAAATGTGGCTTGTATATTGTAAGTTAAGATTGACAATGCAAGAGTAATGTGATAGTATATATAGAATAACGAAAAGGAATCACTATGAACGTACTTGATTTTACTCAAGAAAAAAATGAATATCCAATTTCAAAGGTTGCAGCAAATGAATGGTTATCGTTTGCTATGTATACTGTTGAGAGTCGTGCTATTCCAAATATGATTGATGGATTAAAACCAGTACAAAGATTTTATCTATATTCTTCATTATTAAATTCAAAGAAAGATTTTAAAAAGGTATCAGCAGTCGCCGGTATTATTTCCGATTATGGATATAATCATGGTGAGGCTAGCGCTGCAGGCGCAGGTCAGCTGATGGCGGCCTCCTGGAATAACAACATTTGTTTGGTCGAAGGTCGAGGTTCTTTTGGAACTCGATTGGTCCAGGAGGCCGGCGCTCCGCGTTATGTATATACTCGAGTTCATGAAAATTTTAATAAATATATTAAAGATCTTGATTTGTCACCAGCACATGAAGATCCTGAACATGAGCCACCTGCATTCTATCTTCCTGTAATTCCTTTAGTACTCGCAAATGGAACTAAAGGAATTGCTACTGGTTTTGCCACAAACATCCTTCCACGATCGCCTGCCGCACTTTCTAGTGCCTGTCGTGAATACATATTGAGTGGTAATATAGCTAACAGGCTTCCAGTGACGTTTCCGGATTTTAAAGGTACAGTAAACTATAACGCTGAAGAAGATAAATTTACAGTTCTTGGTTGTTTTGAAAAGAAGAGTAAAACAGTTCTTGAGATTACTGAGGTACCATATGGGTATGATCGTGAGTCATACGTTAAAGTCCTTGATGATCTTGAAGATAAAGGTGATATTGTATCTTATGAGGATATGTGTGATAAAACAGGTTTTAGATTTGAGATCAAACTCAAACAACAAACAAGTTCAGCATGGCCTGACGAACGCATTATTCGTAAGTTTAAGTTATCAAAACCTTTAACTGAAAATTTAACAGTTATTAATCATGAAGGCAAACTGCGTGATTATAAAGACGAGCGTTTATTAATCAAAGACTTTTGTGATTATCGAATTGGTATTTTATCTAAGCGTATTGAAAAACGTAAAGCCGAGATTGAATCTGAAATTGGTTGGTTACAAGTTAAAATGGAATTTATTCAAGCAGTACTTGATGATAAGATTATATTTAAGAATCGTAAAAAAGCAGATGTTGGAAAGCAAATTCTTGAACACACGAATGCGCTTAAAGATGACGTAGACCGTTTGTTGCGTATTAATATCATAAGCTTAACAGACGAAATGGTAAAAGAGCTTGATAAAGAAATTAAAGCTGCTATTAAAGATTTTAAATATTGGGAAAAAACAACCGCAAACGAACAATTTATTCTTGATCTTGATGCGGTATGTGAATAATGTTTTACGTTACATATGATAAACCAAAAAAGATTTCTAATTCTTTAATGGATAAAATGATTATATTTGCGTCGGACTTTCTTCAAATTGATGGCGAATTAGAAATATATTTTGATGGTGAGTTTAATAATGATTGCTGTGGTTATGTTGAATATGAACCAAATGATAATGAAATACTTATGTATATCAATCCGTCATTAAATAAGAAAGATATAATCACAACGTTTTTTCATGAAATGGTTCATGTGAAACAATACTTACACAATGAATTAAAAAGCGGTATTGGTAAATTACCATCAAGGTGGAAAGGAAAAAAATATAACGTATCATATTACGAATCTCCTTGGGAGGTTGAAGCATATGAATACGAAAAAATTATGTCTGATATTTTTAAACAAGAAGGATTTATGTAAATGCCAAATTGGTGTATGAACGACGTTCTTATTAAAGGACCTACATCTAAAATTGAAGAATTATATAATAAAATAGAAAAGTCTGATGGTTTATTTGAAGTGATGGTTCCTATTGGTGATTGGGATTATAATACAGCAGTTGATAAATGGGGTGTAAAATGGGATGCAAGCCCAGAAAATTTAGTATTAGAAGAAGACGGAGATGAAGCATATATTTCTGGCACCATAGATACTGCTTGGGGTCCACCTATTCAAGTTTTTGAAACTTTTAGTATTGAAAATCCCGACTTAATTGTAGAACTAAGATATTTTGAACCAGGAATGTGTTTTATCGGATGGTATATTGATAATGAAGATGAATACTATGAATATGATCCAAACGATATTAAAACGTTAGATAGTATACCTGAAGACTTAAAAGATCACTTTAATTTATATGAAGAAATTTCTTTTTATGATAATGATGATGACGAATACGAAGATTAAATGAATATTACAGTTTCACTTGATCCTACATATAATTACTTAATAGAAAAATTTGTAAAATTTTTGTGTAAAGAATTATGTATTATTCCACGTTCAATTTTTATTACAGAATATGATATTAAAGATAGCTATGGAATGTGTATAGATGAGAGTGAAGGCAATTATGTCATACTTATTGATTGTAACCGCGATCTTGAAAAAGTATTCACTACAGTTTCTCACGAAATGGTGCACGTAAAACAATATATGACTCAAGACTTAGGATACCTTTTAGATAAACATAAAGATATGCCTTATAAAGATCGGTGGTGGGAAAAAGAAGCCTATGAAAAAGCTGTTCCTCTTTTGGAAAAATTTACAAAGGTCATATAAATACGTTTATGTTTAGAGCACACAAAGAAATTATTTGGCACTTAACATGTTCGGCTTGTAATGGATGGTTTACTTATGCCACAATGGAACAAAATATTTGTATTGATAGATACGTTTTTCACTGTCCACATTGTGGTAAAAAAGGACTAGGTAAAGAAGACAAGTTAACTTGAACTTGTAAGGAGCTAAATTATGATACCAAAGATCGTTCATACGACTTGGTCTACTAAAGATATACTTAATAGTAATTCTATTCTTATTCAAAACGGACTTAAAAAAATAATTGAACTAAATCCAGATTGGGAAGTTCGAGTTTATGATGATTATGATATAGAACAATATCTTAAAGAAAAATTAGGATTAGATTATGATCTTGTTAAGGATGATCATATTGTTGCAAAATCCGATATTTGGAGATTATTAAAAATATATATCGAAGGTGGTTTGTATGTTGATGTAGATCGTCTTTGTAATACACCTCTTTCGTCAATTATCGAAAAAGATACACGTTGGGTTCTACCAACTTATAAAGACTCAGATTTTTCTCAAGACTTCATGCTAAGCGTTCCAAACAATACTACTTTTAGTGATGCAATAGGTTTAAATCTTTGGAGAAGAAAACAAGGTTATCGCCACGTTTATTACTTAGGTCCACAAACATATATGCATGCCGTTTCTAAATCAATCTTTGGTGAACAAGCAGATACAAACCCTGGTATTGAGTTTTTTAATAGCTTTCGTAAAATTGTTAAAGAAAATCCATTTTTAGTTACATATCGTGAAGATCCTCCTTATGATACAATATTATATCAGAATGGAATTAGTGAAGGACATGAAAAAATGAAAAAAGATCTATATAAAGAATTTAATATGTCACATTGGACTGGAGAATGGTAAAATAACTATTGACATTTGGCTGCGAATCAGATAGATTATATATATCAAATGGAAAAGGAACATACCAATGGGTACATCATCAATGATCGGAATTCTGAACAAAGACGGTTCGGTTACTGCTTCTTATTGCCACTACGATGGCTATCTTGCTTATAACGGTCGTATGTTAGTAGAAAACTATAACAGCCAATATGATGCAGAAATGGTTGCCAAAGGTGGTTACATTTCCGGTTTAAAAGAAGACTACCTTGAGTCTCGTCAAGAAGCTGTTCATAATGATCCTGCAATGATTTATGACTCTGTAGATGTATTTCTTCGCTGCGGTGATCGTAGCACTGGTGCAGATTATCTTTATATCTTTGATGGTACTGCATGGTTCTACACTGATACTTATACAAACCGTAAAGATCGTCGTTTTGAAGAAGTTGAAATGAACTTGGAAGGAGCAGCCTAATGAAAAGCTTACTAATAGATTTCGTATCTGCATCTATGTCGGCAGCGGTGGTTATTGGCTTGATCTTTCTTAGCGTAAATGGAATGTTTTAATAAGGATAAAAAATATGCTTGAATTTATTACACCAGAACTCTTATCTATTACTATCATCGCAATCTGTGGTGGAATGATTGGTTATATCATTGGATACAACCACGGATCAAAAGATGCTAGTAAAGCGTGGAAATCTGCTTACGAAAATAAGCTATAAATTAAAAGTGTGCTCCTGTAGCTCAGTTGGTCAGAGCAGAGCGCTCATAACGCTTTGGTCCTTGGTTCAAGTCCAAGTGGGAGCACCAAATTTTAAATGACTCCTTAGCTCAGCAGGATAGAGCAAGTGCCTTCTAAGCACTAGGTCGAGGGTTCGAATCCTTCAGGGGTCGCCAAAAAAAATAAATGCCCTCTTGGTGGAATAGGTAGACACCAGAGACTTAAAATCTCTTGCTCATATGAGCGTGCCGGTTCGAGTCCGGCAGAGGGCACCATTAGAAAAGGCGATTATGGATAAAGTCAAAAGAGATGAGTTCTTTGCAATATTTCTTGCCATGCAGAAGGCAAAGCATGCCGATAAGAAGTATTTGTATAGAGCTTTCTCAAGCTTAACTGCAACATTTAATGAATTGAATTGGCGTGTGATTGGTATTACACAAGACGCGCTTGATTCTTTTAAATCTGTGAACTTTGAAAGAATTCCAACTCGCAAAGATGAAAACCCTGTTGAACGAGCTCATATTAATAAAAGACATGATTGGGTTGAAGAAGCCTTTAATCGTGAATGGAAGGACTCGGAAGAATGGTGGAATTTTATTTGGGAAAACGATCAAACTGTTCTTGCCACTGCAAGAGAAAATAAAAGATCAGACTCATTAGGTGAACCGTTAAAAATTGCATATAAAATTCCAGAAGGTTATTTTGTATCATCATTTATCGGCTGCAAATATCGAAAAAAAGTAGAAAAACCTTTACTTGAAAATTTTAGTAAGATGTGAGGATAATAATGTTAAAAGGTAAAAGAAATAATAAGAAAACGTCAATTGGCCGCCGCAATATCAAATTTTCTTCTATGAACAAATCAAAAAAAACGTAGCTATAAAAAATATAGAGGACAAGGATAATACCTAATACTTATATATGTGGATTTTAGTTTTTATATACATTTACGCAAATGAGCCGTATGTCATTAAATACGGTTCATTTAATAGTATGCATAAATGTTTTTTTGCAAGAGAAAGTTTAGGAAAAAAATTATCTGGAAATGCTGGCTATTTTTTAGAAGGTTCACAAGCAATTTGCATATATAAGGAAACAAAAAATGAGTGAGTTTAAAAGAGGAATATTTAACACGCTTGGAAACAGTTCGTTTTATTTAGCAATCGTATATACGGTTGGACATATTGTTATTGCAGCTACATGTAATTATCTTATTACTGGCGCTGCAATTGAGCTTGCCGCGGTTGATGCAATAGTTGAACCAATAGTAAATGGATTTTGGTTTTATTTCTTGCATAAATTCTTTTCATTACAAAAATAACTATTGACATTCTCTTGCGAATCAGATAGTATAATTATATCAATGGAAAAAAGGAATCACCATGAACTTGACATTTTTTGAACAAACTCCACAGGAACGTGCTATCGCTAGCTTTGGTCGCCGCATGATGTGGTTCTCTGAATCAGGTGAGAATATGAATGTTCCATTAGAAATTCTTAACGCATTTAGTCGCGTAGGAGAAGAAATGGCTGAAACTGGTTCAATGAAAAATTTAACAACTCTTGATAAGCAAGTAATCAAATACGCGAAAAAGGTGTTGTAATATGTGGATCTTAGTTATACTAAACGGCGTGTTTGGATCGGACGAAGTTAAAATGACTTACTATGATTTGTATCAAACAGAGATGCAATGTAATATTAATGCAGCTGTTCTTGAAACCGCATTCACACAAAAAGAAAAAGCAATTTGCATAAATAATAGTTGACATTCTATATGGAATCAGTTATATATAATAATATAAGGAATGAGTGAATTGGCCAAGGCGCTATCACCTTCGGGTAAAAAAGCATGACGGTAACGAACCTCAATCCTTTATATCTGGTGAATATACCGCCCGTGAAATACCGGTGACGTGAAAACCAGATATTCAGAACGGTAATGAGAGGTTCCAAACCCTCAACCACTAAAGTGGTAAAAATGGATTAAAGAGATTTATCGTTTGACGTAGCCTGCGCGTCGTTAGTAAACAAGGTCGGGCAAGAATATATGGACTCTGCTTTTAATAAGGTAACGATTGGTCCTCACTTAGGGTGCTGCAACATCCGAAGGCCATTTGCAGATGGTAGCAAGGTTCGATTCCTTGGTTATCTTATTGAAAGCAGAGTTTGCGCCCTTATAGCTCAGATTGGTAGAGCACGTGATTTGTAATCTCGGGGTCGGGAGTTCGAGTCTCTCTGAGGGCACCATCTACTCGGTGTAGCGCAGTCTGGTAGCGCATTTGGTTTGGGACCAAAGGGTCAGGAGTTCGAATCTCTTCACCGAGACATAGAAAAATCCATTCATTAGTCTGCAGCTTTTGGATGGTCGGTGAGTCGCTAGTACCGAATGGAAAGCTAGCCGGGTGCTGTACATCGAAACAAACAGATAGAGAGGGAGGCACCTAGGAAGGCCTCCCTTTTGATATAAATACATATTTGAATTATAGGAGTTAATAATATGGAAAACGAAATTTTAATAGAAAAAATGAAAGTTATACTTTCTTCCGCTTTTTCTTTATATTTAAAATCTCATAATTATCATTGGAACGTAACCGGCCCAAACTTTAAACAATATCACGATTTCTTTTCTGAATTTTATGAAAGTGTATTTGAGTCTATCGATGATTATGCAGAACATATTCGTGCCCTTAACGCATTTGCACCAGGATCTTTAAAAAGATTTTCTGAAATGACTGTTATTTCAGACGAGCTTTCTATTCCAAGTTCAAACTTTATGTTCGTGCGCCTAGGACAAGATAATGATAGATTTCTTACTGAATTAAGAGAAGCACATCGTATGGCTGATGAATTAAATCAAATTGGAGTTGCAAGTTTTCTTGAAGATCGTATTGATTTTCATGAGAAAATGCAATGGCAGATTACATCTCATACTGAATAAAAATGAGGGTTTATAATGATTGATGATGAAGACGATGAATGGAAAAAATTAGCAAAAATTCTTCAAGAATTTTGTGGTGATAGTAAAGGATGGGATATTACTGAAGTCTCAGGATCTTGGACACAAGAAGATTATAACGACTTTGTTTATCACTTTATGTCAGATAACGATGATTTATATAATTCAGTTATTATAAATGAAGAATCTGATATCCTTTTAAACACGGATTTATCAATGGCTCAGGAAATGTTAAAAAAGATCGGCGTCAATGTTCACTAATGAATTTGATTGGGACGAAACTGTTACTACAATTCTTGACGACGAAGGTCGTTATGAAGATATTCAAGTTTTTATAGATGACTCCGAAGTATATATTCGTCAATGGAATGAAAAACAACAAGTGCACGATCTTATAGTGATGAGCTCGCACATGTATTTTGAATTAATGGCAGCGATGAAAAAGCCTGAAGGTGCTTATTACGTTGAAAGATCGTGGAAATGAATAATATACAATGCGTTACATATACAAGTAATAGTAAAATTATGGTTGCGCCAAGTCTTAAATGCGGTTCAACAACAATAATACAGTATTTAGGTTATCCATATATAGGAAAATTTAATAAACGCTCGGCAAGAAAAAACCTTTTAGAAGAAGGTTTGTGGAAAGAATATAATGTAGAAGATCTTACAGAAAATATATTAAAACAATATCCTATAAGAATTGCAATTGTAAGAGATCCTGTAGATAGATTGTTTAGTGCATACAAAGACAGAGTTCAATTTAGAAATAACGGTGATTTAAGAGATACACTAGACACCTTCTCCAAATTTATTTACAATATTGACTATGCAAGAGAAGATGAAAATATTAAAATTCATACAGATACACAATGCAGTCAAATAGGATCCAATCCAAGTATATACACAAAAGTGATTAATTCAAATAATATAGACGATATATTACTTCCAATTATATCAAAAGTAAGCAGGCGCTCTGATATTCCGCTTGCAATAAGAAAAGCAACCGTTCGTAAGACTCAAGAAAAACCTGTTTTTGAAAATAAGAAAAAGGAATTGAAAATGATAAAAGAAATGTATAAAGAAGATTATGAAGTTTGGGGAAAATATTTTTGTTGACATTCGGGCCAGATCCTATTATAATATAAAGGATAATTAAGGAGAAACAAAATGAAGAAAGTTCTTTTTGCTGCTAGTATGATTGCTGCATTACCTTTTGCGACTGTTGCACAAAGCAACGAATACGCAACAATTGCGTCAGTAAAACCGGTATACATTGATCGCTATGTAACGGAATATGCAAAAGAATGTTACGACGTTGAAGTACCCGTGTATGGGCGAGTCCAAGGTGGCGGAGCATCAGGCGCTGACGTTTTAACAGGTATGATTATTGGTGGTCTATTAGGTGGTACTGTAACTGGTAAAGATCAAGGCGCTGCAGCTGGTGCGGTCGTCGGTGGCGTGATTGCCGCAGAAAATAAAAATAATGATAAAAAAGTAATTACAGGATATAGATATGAAGAACGCTGTGAAGATGTTAAAAAATCTGTAAATAGACCGGTTATTTCATATTATATTGTTAAGTATAATTTTAATGGAAACATTTATTCAGATGATTCAGCTTTTAAATATAAAGTTGGTGAAAGAGTACGAGTAAAAGTTTCATTAGATTAAAGAACGGTTAGTTGCGTAATAAACTCGCGAAGCACCACGGTTAGTGCTTCATTTACAATGATAAGAAAAAGGTAAATAAATTATGGGTATAAAGGCAGGCAAAATCTGGGGAAATACAGAATTAATTCATGCAAACGGCGTTTTAGAATTTCATCGTATTGAATTTCATAAAGGATTTAAATGTAGCGAGCATGAGCATCGTTTCAAATGGAACGGGTTTTATGTGGAAAGCGGTACCATGCTAGTAAGAGTTTGGCAAGATGAAGACCAAGAAGGTTTAGTAGACGAAACTATTTTAACTGCAGGTGATTTCACACAAGTTAAACCTGGCAAAATTCATCAATTTGAAGGTCTTGAAGACGGCGTAGCGTTTGAATTATATTGGGCAGAATTTAATCACGATGATATTATACGTAGAACAATAGGTACACAAATATAATGAAACTAAGAATTATTGCTGGTCCTTGTCAGCATGAAAGTTTAGGACAAAGTGCTGAAATTGCTAAAGAATGCAAAAATATATGCGAACAATACGGAATAGAATATATATTTAAAGCAAGTTATGATAAAGCAAATCGTACAAATATAAATGGAGAACGCGGTGTAGGTATGGATGCAACACTGCAAGATTTCCGAGCTTTAAAGGGACAATATAATATCAAAACACTCACTGATGTGCATGATGTTATGCAAGTAAAATCAATTTCAAATTTATATAATGATGCCGTAGATGTAATACAAATACCAGCTTTTCTTTGTAGACAAACCGATTTAATTAAAGCTGCGTGCCAAACAAACAAAATTGTAAATATAAAAAAAGGTCAGTTCTTATCTCCTTGGGATGTAACTGGTATACTATCAAAAACAAAAGGTGCAGTAGAAGTTTGGATTACAGAAAGAGGAACAAGTTTTGGGTACGGACGTCTTATTAATGATTTCACTGGCATGTGGGATCTCGTTTCTAATCTTGGTGGAAGATTTGTTTATGATGTTACGCACTCAGCGCAATTACCAGGAGCTAAAGGAACCTCGTCTGGTGGAAATCGTGAGTATGTGCCTCATCTTGCTCGTGCTGGCTCTGCTCTCGGGATTTCTAGCTTTTTCTTAGAAGTACATCCAAATCCAGACAGTGCTCCAAGCGACGGTCCTAATATGTTATATCTCAAAGATTTTAAAAATGTCGTGCGTGATATTGTTGATTATAGATACGCCGAAAAAGAAACAACGCCTATAGATAGAAATTTCAAAGGTTTTTCATAATGATAGAAATTATAGTATATAATATAATATTTTGGTCTATATACATATACATATGCACTTTTCCTTATAAACTAATGCAACACTATATTGATAATTATGTCTAATACTGCAATCCTTATACCAGCACGATATAAATCAACAAGATTTCCTGGCAAGCCTCTTTGTGATTTAGGCGGTAAAACTATGATTGAGAGAGTCTATGAAAGATGTAAAAAATCAGGACTTGACACCTACGTACTTACAGACGATATGCGAGTCGCTAGGTTATTCACTTGGGAGACTTGTTGGATTGACCAAAGTGTTCCTTATGAGAATGGAACCGAAAGATGCGCTGGTGCTATTAACGATAATTTATGTAGTTTATTTAAGTCTTATGATAAATTTATAAATGTTCAAGGCGATATGCCAGACGTAACTGTTGAAATGATAGAAAAAGTTGAATGGCATCTTAAAAATTATAATGTAGTAACTTTGTTTACTGATATGCCTAAAGAAATGCAAGAAGATCAAAACTCTGTAAAAATGGTAAGAAGCGGTGATAAGGCACTTTGGTTTGGTCGCGGAATGACAGGGTATGGTGATTGGCATTTAGGAATTTACGGATATCGTCGTAATGCATTACATTGTTATCCAACATATAAAATTGAAATAGAAGAACAAGTTGAAAAGTTAGAGCAGTTACGTTGGTTAAAAGCTGGTTGGGACGTTGGATGCTTAAAAGTAAATTTTAATGGATTAGAAATTAACTCTCCAGAAGATGCAATTGCGTGGAATCTTAATAGATACAAAAATGCAACACTGTAAACTATATTTTATTTTGTATTGCCATTTTTATTAATATGTATTATATATAAAAAGTGGACGTTGAAACAAAATAAAGACGGATCGGACTCGGGTGCGATTCCCGACGCCTCCACCATAAACACATGGATCAAATATGAATTGGGATTGGCACTGGATAAGTTGGTTTAAAGGAACACCTTTTCAATGGGGTGAATTTAGATTTAATAGTGGCAATCCATATAAAAGTTATAGATTTGGACCATTACTTATTCGTGTGTTTATGATGGGGGCGAATTAGGATCGACGGACGGAATAGTTGAGTGGAGTTCACCGTGTTGGCCTACGTTATTCAGCCAAAAACTACAAATGCAAATGATAATTTTGCACCTTCTGGTTTTGCTCTAGCAGCATAATTAAGGGGGTTGGTCACTTACCTAGCAACAGAAAAGTGGCGCTAAAATAAAAAAAAGGATAAACTAAATGGAAATCATTAAGAAAGTTCAAGAATGGGCAGGAGCACTAGCAAATCTAGGTGTTTCCCTGGCAGCTCTTATGATTGTAGTAGAAGTACTAGGATTAGGCGCAATTCCATTCTTTCCAGAAACAAGCGTTGTTGGCAACGTTTCCGGAATCCTGGCGACTCTTGGTGCTCAAGGTCTAGTTGGCTTGGTAGCAATCTGGGTTCTTTATACCATTTGGCAAAAACGATAATAATTTAAAATAAGGAAAAAAATAGAATGCGTAATCTACTCATCACGACAGGAATTGTAGCAATCTTTGCCGGTGCTGCATTTGCCGAAGACACAACGGCCACTGCAGGGCCAACACTTTCTGGAGAATTTTCTATTGATATTGCAGAAACTGCAGCAGGTGATTACGGCGCCACAACAGGTTTAGATCTTGGTATTGATGCGGCTGGTTTAGCATCAGTAGATTTAGACTTTGGTTTAAATAGTAATGATTCAATTGAACTTAATGATTGGACAGTTGGAACGTTAATAGGTGGATCAATTGGTGTTTCTCTTGGTACAGACCAAGGTGTTATGCCAGGCGCTGAAGGTGAACAAACACTCGCAGCCCCAGCAATGGGTACGGCTGTTAAAGTTAATGTAGGTGATGCTGCTGTTGCCGTTGGTTTTACTGATATGGCAGCCGATGTCACAGACATTAGTAACATTCAAGGTGCATATACACTTAGCCTTGGTGACACATTAAATGTTACCGCAGGCGGTGATTATAACATGGACTCAGAAAATTTTGTTTTAGGAGTAGGTGCAAGCGGTCTTGATGTTGGTATTGCTTCATTAGGCGGTGCGTTGACATACGACATGGACGCCGAAGATATTGGTTTCGAAGTGGTAGCTAATGCAATGGGCATTACTACGTATTTAAACGGTGATCAAGATGAAATGTTACAAAATATTGGTGGCGAATACACTATTAGTTTAGGTGGTGCTGATGTTACTGCTGGAGCCGCATACAATCTTGATAACGAAGAGTTCACTCCAACACTTGGTCTTAGCTTCTCGTTCTAATCAATAATAAAATTATAATAAAGGGCGGCTTTGTCGCCCTTTTTTTATGCATAAAGATCTTCATTTTATAAATAAACACGTGAGTGATTTGATTTGAACATTTTATTATGAAAAAATTATAAGGGTTTAATAGAATGTTTAAAAAACTAATTTTTTACGTTGCCATATTATTTGTGGCATTACCGTCTTTTGCTCAAGATGCTGAAGACATAGCTATTGATAATACAATACGCACAGAGAATTATAATGAGAGTGTGATCGAACAAAACAGTGATTCGACAACAAAAGTTATATCTCCGCCTCCTTCCGCAATTGCCCCATCTATTAATTCATCAAACTCGGATTTGTGTACTGTTGGAGTTTCAGGAGCAGTGCAAACACAAATACTTGGTATATCCGCTGGAAAAACAGTAAGAGATATGAATTGTGAAAAGCTGAAGAACGCAAAGACTTTATATGATATGGGTATGAAGGTAGCTGCGGTATCTGTTATGTGTCAAGATCCAAGAGTGTTTAAAGCAATGATGAATGCAGGTACACCTTGTCCATATGATGGTTTAATTGGAGAACAAGCAAGAGAAGCGTGGAAAAACAATGTTTCTGAACAGCCTGGAAATGAAGACAAAAAGGAACCGATGAGTAATGAAACTAAATCAACTCTTTGGGGCGGCGGCATTATTGGTGCTCTCTTCCTCATATTGTTACTCTGAAACGGTAGGTTATGGGCAGACAAATAATGCCGCAATCAACGGCTTAACTTGGGCAATGCCTGATGTGTTACCTAATCTTGGTACAAGTGGATATACATTAACTATTAATGGAGTAATTTATCGTTATACTGTTGATAAAGAAACTGGTGATGAGTTATTAGTACACGTTCGTAATAAACATATTACAGAAGAAGAAAGTTATATTTTTCAAGAAACTGATGATTGGTCTGGATTACCTGGGAATACAATTAATAAGTTAGTTCCTCTTCCAAATTTGAAAGCGGAATTATTTGGTGATGGAGAAATAGCAACAGAAGGTGAAGGTACTGTTTCCGATCCAACTGTTTTATATAATTACAGATATAATTATGATATGTGTTGGAACCCATTAAATGACCCAACATGTCCTGGTTTTTTGCAGGCATTATATAAATATTTGAAAGATAATGGATTGCTTGGAACTGAATTAGGTATGGATGATCCGTATTATGACGAATGGGTACAAGCACAACTTCAATTAGAAGCTGAACTTGAAGAAGAAAAAGATGTACAACAGGAGGAAGAAAAAGACAGCGATTTAGAAGAAGAATTAAGCATTGATAGTCAACTTACAATGGACGCTTTAATAGATGTGGAAAAACAAGACAAAATGTTAATTGCTCTTCAAGCCGTACCAACAATAACTCCTTATTATTCTATTACCATTGATGGCGGAATGTATGAGGAAACAATAACTTTAAAAGACGCAAACTTACCTGATAATAGACGGGCATTAAGCAATTTAGCTAGTGATGCAAAACATAGATCTATGGTCCGTTCTCAATATAATGACGTTCAAACTGGAGATTAAAATATATGCTAAAAATTACTAGTATCTTATCTATATTTCTATTAAGTTCAACAGGAATAGCAGTGGCCGCTGATACTCCTATTACTGGAACAGTAGAAGCTAAATGCTCAATATATACCGACGTCGCTGGCGTATACGGTAACCCTAACCCTTATGAATTGAGTACAACACCTGCAGACGGTGGTAAGCACCCCATCATTCGCTATGATGTAGCATCAGCTGATTATTATACAGCAAAAATTTCATATCCAACATCATTCTCATCGGCACCTTCTTTAACAGACGCTTTAACGTGGACCGGTGACGTGGAAGTATCATCTGTATCAGATACAAATATGTCAGGGTATGAAGCTGCTAAAGTTCAATATGATAATATTACTGAATTTGATTTAACTGTCGCTGGTACTACATGGTTTAAAGTAACTTCAAACGTCCAATACGGATATACAAAATCGTTCCCAGCTGGAACTTATTCTACAATTGTGACTGCGGAATGTATTCCTAATTAAGAGATTATGATGAAATATATAATTGTTTTGTTGGCGCTATTTGCTAACAGTGTTCAAGCACATGAAATGACGCCGACATATTTTGAATTTAAACCTTCATATCTTGAAGGAATATCAAGTGTGAATTTACGTTTTTTTAATAGACGTGCTGATATTAAATATTACGAATTTAATGTATATGATAAAGATTGGAATCCAATTCCATTCGCTACTAAAGAAAGATTATTAAAAATTTCATATCTTGGCCAAGACGATATTGAAATATATGTGAGAAACGATGATTTAAGATTTATTACATATATTTGTTCTGAGTCCAAAATATTAAAAGAAGATATAGGATCCACCTTGGTTTCTTCTAAGATATGCTCAAAAATGAAATGAGATGAAAAATGAAATATTTATTGACTATAATTTTATTTTGTGCTGTGACGACCGCATATGCAGAATCTAATTCTATCAATTTAGCACTACCAGGAGGTCCTGGTAGCTATCAGTCTGATAAATTTAGAGCAGGTGAATTAGATTGTTCAAATGCTATTGGATCTGCAACAAATATGGAGTTTGGCGTGACAAGTATTATTCAAAATGGTTGGTACGATTCTATGAATAATTACTTTAACGATAGAAAGGCTGGTGATGTTGGAATTTATGCAAGAATTACCATTCCTCTTGGTAAAGTAGCTAAGAGTAGAATTGATTGTAATAGATTATATGAATTAGAATTAAGATTAAAACAACTTGAAGTTATGAAGTTAGAACAAGAAATTAATCGTTTAAGAGAATTACAATTTGAAAATTAAGTAGGAGAAAATATAAAAAAATGATTGATCCAGTTACAGCTATCACGGCTGCAACTGCTGCTTTCAATGGAGTGAAAAAACTTGTAAATGCAGGACGTGAAATAGAAGATGTAGTTGGCCAATTAGGAAAATGGTATGGTGCTGCGGCAGATTTAAATAGAGCTGAATCTCAACGCAAAAATCCACCAATATTTACTAAGCTATTTAGTAGCGGTTCAGTAGAACAAGAAGCTCTTCAAATTCTTGTTCATAAAAAGAAGCTTGAAGAACAAGAAAAAGAATTAGAAGCTATATTGAATTATAGATTTGGTTTCGGTACTTGGAAGGAAATGATCGAACTCCGGCGTAAGATCAAAAAAGAGCGAGAAGAGACATTATATAAACAACAAGAAAGACGTGAAGCGTTTTTTGAAATTGTATTTACTTTAGGTTTAATAGCATTATTAACGGTATTGCTTGGAGGTATAATTTATTTTATAGGTGTTGGAACAGGAAGATGGTAAAATGAGTGAAGTTGAATTTGGCGGAATGAAATTCAAAGGTGGTAAGATGTTTGCACTTCTTACTGCTCTATCAACTCTAGGTGGCGCACTTTGGGGAGGTTTTGAATTTTATAAAGACTATATGGATATGAAAGAGATTATCCAAAACATAGATATACAAGAAATCCAAGCGGCTAATGAATTACAACTTCAAAAATTAGACGACGCAATAAACTATACCGTAGAGATTAGAAAAGATTTAGCTAATGATGTAGCAAGAGTCGAAGCTACAGTTCGTGTCTTAGAAGGACAAGTTCAAAAAGCAGAAGAAACTGTTCGCGGTTTACGAAACGATGTTTATACTAAACTAGATACATTTGAAGAGCGATTAAGAACAACATTAAAAGACAATCAAGATACTATGGCTAATCTTCGTGATAGGATTAGTACAAACTTAGAAGACTCTGAAGCCCGTATTAAATCAACGCAGGCATCTATTGGTGATACTCTTGAAGGTATAAGAATCGAAATGAACCAACTACAAAAAGACGTGACACAATCAATAAGAGAAGTTGAAGCGGGAGTGCGTCAGACAGACAAAGATATACGAAATGATATGAAACAGCTTGATAAAGATCTGTCCGAAAGATTACAAGAAGCCCTTGATAACCCATTAGCAAATTAACAGGAGTCATTATAAATGGAAATTATTACAGCGTTTATTATATTTTTAGGTATGGGATTTGAAATTAATAAAGCACACGATAATATTGATACACTTAATCATCAAATTGAAACAATGAAAATGGATAATGAAAAACTGTTAAAAGATTATTCAACCCAACAACAAGACATTAAAGATTTACTTATTCAAGTTGAGCAATTAGGGTATCAAGTTTCTAAAACAGAAGAAAAACACGAGCAAGATTTTTTAAACCTTGCTGTGAAACATTCTTCTTCATATGCTCGTCACGAAACCATGTTAACTAAACATGAACATAATTTAAAAGTATTAAATATTAGAACAGATAGCATTTTAGAACAATTAAGAATTATGAGAGGTGAATAAAAAAATAATAAATGAAAAAACTATTATTTAATTGGCTTGTGAAAGATTATATAGATCAAGTAATAGATAAAAAGTTTCAGGAAAACGCATATGAACGATACTTTCACGCAAGACAAAAAAGCCTACACGAAAGAATCGCAAAACTTAGACATGCGATCGAAGTTTCATCGTCATCGGAAGATTTCTCGAAGGAGAAAGATGAAATACAATCCAGTGGTGTATTGGAAATATCCAACGATAAAGAACGAGAATTACAAATTTCGTCCAAGAACCGCAAAATAAATAATGAAAAGGAAATGCAAGATATTAAGAAAAAATTATTAAGAGGTAAAAAATGATCGAGCATTGTGCAAAAATGGCAGAGTGCGCCCAGATTGCTTATATGGATGGGCCCGAAGCTAAAAAAGAATTTAAAAGATTAGGTTATACTCAACACAAATTTATGGAAGCAGATGGCGCTCAATGTCACTTAGCTTCAAACAAAACGGAAGTTGTTTTGGCGTTTAGAGGAACCGAGCCTGGAGAATTTTCAGATATTAAAGCTGATTTAAATGCCTGGCCTGATAAAGCATTTAATGGTCACGGAATGGTACATAATGGTTTCCAAGAGGAAGTGAATAAACTATGGGATAAAATAATGATGGCTTTAGGTGGTATTAATAAATTACCAGAAAAAGATTTTTTCATATGTGGTCATTCACTTGGTGGTGCAATGGCTACAATTGCAACTAGCCGTTTAATTAACGGCGAGCGCGAACCGGATTGCCTATTTACTTACGGCTCGCCACGAGTAGGGAATAAAAAATTTGTTAAATCATTTGCTCACATACCTCATTTCCGCCACGTTAACAATAATGACATGGTCACTTCTGTTCCTTTTGCTTTCATGGGATATAGACACCACTGTCCGCCGCGCTACATCAACTTCTATGGAAAAATACGAAAAATGAGCAAGTGGCAGCGTACTAAAGATAAATGGCGCGGTCGTTGGGCAGCGTTAAAAAAGAGAATGCCATTTGATGGCGCGTATGACCATAGTATGGTTCATTATTGCAAGTATACAAAGGAGAATATAAATGTCTGAAGAAAAACAAAAAGCAATTGAAATGATAGACCATCCAGAAGGTAAGTTTGAGCTTGCAATTAGAATTTTAGGAAATGAAGTCCTTGGCTTACAAATGAAAGTAGATGACTTTAAAATGAAATGGTTACTAATTGGCATATTTAGTATTGCGGTACTTATGTGGGTAATGAGTTTGTTTGGACCTGCCATTATGAGTACATACGGAGTAATGTAATGGAAATGTTATCAAGAATGTTCGGCGATACGCTGTGGATTTATACAGCAATTGGCGGATCAATAATCGGTGCAGCTTTTTTAGCGTGGTTTAGAAATACACGCGCCGCACTTTATTTAATGTCAAAGTTTGATGCATTCTTAGATTATTTAGTAGATCGTTTCGGGTGGGATTGGTTACAAGACGATCCTGAAGCGTGGCGTAAACGTTATCCTAAAGTAACAAGTAAGATAGATAGTATAGAAAAACGTTTGGAGGAAATTGAAAATGGATTGGGTAAAAAGTAGATTAAAAGAAAGAACAAGTTGGGATGGGATCGGTTTGGTCGGTCTTGGTCTTCTTGTATTATTTATGGCCCCACTTGCTAAAATTGGTGCTGGAATTGCTATTGCATGGGGTGCCTGGACTATTTGGAAATCTGAATGATTTTAAATATTACAGATAAAGCTAAAGAGTATCTTCAAAAAGTTGGAAAGCCAAACATATCTTTGACAGTAAAAGGTGGAGGGTGCTCAGGTTTTCAATACGAATGGGGAACTACGGATAAAGAACCTACCATTGAAAACTTGTGGTTAGATCCTATGGCTGAAATGTTTGTATTTGGATGTACTATTGATTATATAGAAGAACTTGGAGGGGCTTATTTAAAAGTAATAAATCCTAACGCAACCGCTTCTTGTGGTTGCGGTGAAAGTTTTGCAATCTAATAGTTGACATCTACATTTATCTGTGTTATAAATAAATTATTGATAAACATCTTACGATTATGTTCGTGGGATTATTTAGGAATCCACGAATGGATAGTTTGAGAGAAATCACAAAACAAGAACACCGTAGAGCAGAACGTACTGCTTTTATGAGTAGAATGATAAAGAAAAAAATTAGTCCTTACGAGTATTACGTATATCTTAAAAATCAATTATTTTCATACACAAATCTTGAATATTATGCAACTGAAGCTGGTGCTATTACAAAAGACATGGAACCTATATTAAGGGGTGCTGCATTATTTAATGATGTAATTACAATGGAAACAGAACAAAAGTTTTCTGATGCTCCTATCTTTTCGGCATCACATCATTATGTAAATTATATTCGACAAATAAAAGATGATAAAGATAAATTGCTTGCTCACGTGTATGTGCGTCATATGGGTGATTTATCAGGAGGCCAAATAATTAAAAAACTTGTTCCAGGCCCAACTGCTTTATATGAATTTGATGGTGATCCTGTTGTTCTTAAAGATATCATTCGATCAAAATTACATAATAACTTGGCAGAAGAAGCAAAAGTATGCTTTAGTATGGTACAAAAATTCTTAGAAGAATTGGAGGATTATTTCAGTGAATTGGACATCAACGGTCAAACAGTATGAAGATTCTGAAGATCTTTACGTAGAACTTCCTGAAGATCTTTTAGATCAATTAGGTTGGGAGGAAGGCGACACTCTTGAATGGCATGGAAATCACGATACTGTATATATAGTAAAGAAATATATTAAAAATGACACCCCTATGGAATAGGTTAAATAATTATGCTACACAAATATCAAATAAGTTTGATGAATATTTCATAAAATATGATAATCCAAAATACGACGATAGTTTAAAGTTTTCCGGTTGGAAAGACGATTTTTGGTATTCTGACAAAATTCAAAAAGCTCATTTGAAAACAATCACACCACAAGACGGCAAGGGTCTTTGGTTAATGCATATTAATGTATTTCCAAAACCAGGAATTGAATTACCAATATTAGGATTTGATATTGTTGCCGGGCCTAAAAAGATCACAGGATCTTTTATGGATTATAGCCCATTACATGGTTTTCCGCACCCATATAATGAATATATGGAAAATATAACAAAAAACGTTAAATGGATAAAAGCAAGAGAATTACCAAATTGGGCGCAAGAAATATTTTCATCTAATATGATTGCCGTTGGAAATATAAACACAGAAGAAGAATTAAATCTATTCATTGACATTACATATCATTTAACAGATTATTATTTAGAGAACCTTGAAAAAAACTCTTGGGATAATGGCAGGGACACCACACCACTTTTAAATAGATACTGTATTAATCAAAAGAAAAATCCCCATCTGCATAGATCAATCTTGGCAATGGGAATATCGGAAGAAAACAAAGATCGTTACGTAAACGACGTATTATTCGAGGAGATCTAATGGCTTTTTTAGTACACCCATTACAGCCAATTAGTGTATATGTACGTAAAGAATATCTTTATAATTTGGAAAAAGGACATGGTGAATTAACTCCTGGAATTTGGATTAGTGTTAAATCTACAATGGGAAAGGCGTTATATTTTGAAACGCTATTAACAGATTACGGGGCATTATATGACAAGTTACCTATTTCAGCATTCTTATGGAAAACTGATCATGGCGAGCTTCTTCCTCTTGATGTTCTTCAGCTTTGGGATTGCTTCGACTACGACATTACCGTCATACAAAAACCACTTTTGTCTCGTTGTGAATTCTTTGGCAAAGACAAAAGGATGCATCCCGGAGAATACTGCTTCACGATCGACAATGCACATCGTGACCGTTCCATCATTGATACCAATTTCAGTGAGCACGATCCCGAGCACAAATCATTCAATATCATTAGACTTGACAACGGACAGTTTGCAGCACAACCAAATAATAGAGTAATTTGGAGTGATCAATCACTAATTCCTGATAAATTACAAAGACCTGACTTTAAAGTATGTACTCAAAATTATTGTGTTGAAACAACTCCAAAATGGTCTGTTGGTCATACTGATGAATGGCAATATAAAACGGAGGAAGAACAAATTAGTTGACATTTTATGTCTTATAAGATAAAATAAAATTATTCCACTTAATCGTAAAAGAAAAGGAGTATTCTAATGAAAGATTTTTATATTCAAATAAAAGATAGACATGGTGCATCAGCTTCAGTATTTATTTTAAATAAAAATGATAGCCAAATTGTATATAAAGATAATTTAGGAAAGAAATTTTACGAGGAAGAGTTTGCATCATTTCCACTAGAAGTAGTTGAAAGGTATGCAATTGATTGGGCACAAGGAAAAAGAAAACTAAATTGGAGAGAAGCATCATGATAGTTAATACATTATTAAGAGAGACTTCAGGAAAAAATTTAAAAGTAGAAATTCATTTTGATAAAGATGAACACACTTATGCCGCAAAGTATTTCATAAATGGCTCATTTCAGTCAGATAGATTATTTGGCAAAACTGATAGACTCACAGTTGAAAATGCTGTAAGAGAGTGGATTGATAGCGTAGGAGTACTTAAAGGTTAATGATTAAAACACGCACACCAGAAAATATTCACATGGCAATTTCTGAAAAATTATCAAAAGGTGCCACATATATTGATGCTTTAGTTGAATATTCAAAAGAAAATAATATTGAAATAGAAACTGTAGCTGAAATTGTAAAAAGATCATCTATTATAAAAGAAAAGATTAGGTCTGAAGCAATTGCTATGAAACTTGTAAAGAAAGAAAAAAATGACCTCACTGAACTATGCCAATGAAGCATCGTTTAGAACTTACGTAAATTACTTAGCTCTTAAAAAACATTTTGAAACTGATAGTTATGATTATCACAAGTATAATGGTAAAATTAGAGCATCGTTTGATAAATTCCAAACAAGAAATGATGCGTTCTTTTTTTATAAACTTGCAAAAAAAGATGATGCTCTAAATATTCTTGTCGCTAATCTTGTTCGTAATCCAAAAGCATGGATACGAGAAATCGTGGAAGAAAGAGGCGATGAAATATATACAGAGTGGAAAAGAAAAATTGATTCTATAACACATGTATATAAAACTGAGTTAAAAAAACTCAAAGATGATTATCACGAAAACTTAGTAGTTAAAGACGGTCAACATCCACACATTATGACAATGTATTTTCAAAAACAAATATCACTTGAGACGTTTACAATATTATCAAAAGTATCAAACGTTTATGATTATTGGGATGAAAAAATTGTTGACAAATTCGTCGCATGTGATATAATTAGATTATCAAAGAAGTATTATCCGTTCTTAGATATTGATAAAAAAAAGTTTTCAAAAATTACCAAAGATCACTTTTTTCAGGATAAATAGATGGTGGAAATATTTCCACGCATACATCGTAAATACAACGCAAAATTAGGAGATACAAAACATGACTATGTCGTTTGAAGCACTTAAAAAGAATCGTTCAAACTCACTTAACAAGTTGAACTCACAACTTGAAAAAATTTCACAAAAAAGTTATTCTGACCCTAACGAAGGTAAAATGTGGAAACCAACCCGCGATAAAGCAGGTAATGGTTTTGCCATTATTCGGTTTTTGCCGGCGGCACAAGGAGAAGAAATGCCATTTGTTAGATTATGGGATCATGGGTTCCAAGGTCCAACAGGTCTATGGTATATTGAAAACTCTCTAACATCAATTGGAAAGGACGATCCTGTTTCTGAACTTAATTCAAAGCTTTGGAACAGCGGAGTTGATTCTGATAAAGAACAGGCTCGTAAACAAAAGCGTCGCCTTAAATACATTGCTAATATTCTTGTTATTAAAGATAGTGGGAACCCAGCAAATGATGGTAAGGTTTTTATGTATCAATTCGGTAAGAAAATTTTTGATAAACTTAACGATTTGATGAACCCACAATTTGAAGACGAAAATCCAATCAACCCATTTGATTTCTGGGAAGGTGCTAATTTCCGTCTAAAAATTCGACAGTTTGAAGGTTATCCAAATTACGATAAATCGGAATTTGATAGTTCTTCTCCAATTGCTAATAGTGATGAAGAAATTGAAGCAATTTGGAATAAACAATACAAACTACAAGAATTGGTCGCTGAAAAGAATTTTAAAGATTATAATGAGCTAAAAGCAAAGTTATATCGTGTATTAAATCTTAACGGTGATTCACCTTCGTCCACAAGTACCGCAGAAGAAGATACTGATTTTGAATTGGACATGAATAACTTTAACATGAAGTCTCAAGATGCTCCA